CGACTCTTGCATGGTTTTCCGATTGCATTTCCGCGCCCGCTCGCGGGCGGCGGAATGGCCTCGATGCGGCCGGTTGATGCCATGCGAGTGTCTCCTCGCGCTCGCGGCGTTACAGCGCCGCGGGCTCCGCCTTCAGACGACGCCGGTGATGTACCAGGTGGTCGTGCCGCGCTGGTTCATGAACCGCACAGCGTTGTAGCGCGCAGCGAGCACGAACGTCGCGGCGCCGTCGATCGTCTCGCCGGCGGCCATCGTGACCGTGACGGCGTTGACGCTGCCGTCGGTCTTTTTCACTTCCCATTCCTGATTCGGAAAGCCCGCGCCGGCGGGCACGTTCGCCGCGACCGCGCCGGCGCTCGCATCGACAGGCCACAAGAAAGACGTGCCGTCGAGATCAAAGTCGGCAGTCCGGTGGATCACGGCGCTTGTGAGACCGTTCTGAAGCGCAGCTTCGGCGGCTTCGGCGCGCGCGGTTTCGACCGCGACGTTCGGCGGCAGCGGCGCCACGAGCGTCGTCAGTCCCGTCGTCCCGACCACGAGCGCCGCCGCGCTGGTGGCGATCAGATACATCAGCCCTTCCTGCGTCGCGCCGCCGGTGACGAAAGCAAACAGGAAGCCCAGCTCCGCGGCCGAGTCCGCATCGGTGTCGCGGGTCAAAATCCACGGCGTGCCCGCGTCTCCCACCTGCGTGACGACGTAAATGCCCGACTGGGCGCCAAACCACAGCCCCGAAATCCACACCCGCATGGCGACAACAGGGGCGACGCCGTCTATGGAAGCGGCGGGAAAAGCGCCGTTCGCGTTCGCCGTCATCGTCGCGCCGACACCGCTCGCGCCGTTGTCATACGTGTGCGCCGGCAGCCCGCTTGTCTGCGCCGCAGCGACCCAGCCTTTCGCGGCCGGATGCAGCCCGAGATTGGCGAGCAGCATCGCGAGCGAGGGCTCCATGTCGCTGCCGTCCTGCGCCTCGCTGAAATCCACCTGCGTGTTCGCGTCGGCGCTGAGGAAATTGTTGAAGATGGTGGCGTTGGTCTGGAATTCCTGAATGTCCTGAAGCGGTGTGTTGGTCATCTGTCAGTGCCTCATTGCTTGGGCGGGGGAGGACGCGGAAAGCGCCGTTAACGAACGTCCCATGGCGCGCTGGCGCGGGGGTTCGGGCGCGTGGTAGAGAGCGCGGATGAAAGACCTCTGGCGCACATACCTCACGAAGCGGGCCGGCTGGCTCGAATTTTCCGTCGTGCTGGTCGCGATTGTCGCCGCTGTGGTCGCGGTCAAGCATTTCGTGCCCGGTGCCTTCAGCTTTGATCTTCGATAGCTGCGCCGCGTCGCTATGCGCTTCTCGGGCAGTCATTGACGAGAGATGACTGCTCGCAAGCTCCTCGCTGTCATCATTGCCGTCTGCTTCGTCGCCGTCTGCGTGTTGCAGATGATCGCGCCGATCGATTTCGATCCGCACGGTTTTGCCGAATACATGGTCGTTACCACGCTGACTACGGGCGGCATCGCCGGAGCGGGGCTGATTGCAGGCCGATTTCCTTGGGGTGCGGGCGCGCGCGCAGCGCTGCTTGGCATCGCATTCCTGATCGAGTTCGCCGTGCTCGCCACGCCGCTCAACCATTACGCGGCGTGGATACTCGGCCCGGACATCGATCCCTTGCTCGCGCAGCTTGACCGCGCGCTGGGCTTTCACTGGCCGGCCGTGATGGCGTGGGTCTCTGTGCGGCCGAAGTTGAATGCGATCCTCGCCATCGCTTATCTGCTTTCCGTTTATCAGGTGATGTTCGCGTGCATGGTGCTCGGCGTGAACCGAGACTTCAGGGGTGTCGAACGCCTGTGTCTTGCCGTCGCCGCTGGCGGCGCGGCGGCGATCCTGTTCTGGACGGCGTTTCCCAGCTTCGGCGCGATAGCGGCCTATGGCGGCGCGCCGGCGCAGATGAAGATCGCCCTCGACAACACTTACATGCGACAGCTTCTCTTCCTGCGCGACCACGGTCCTGCCGCGATAAGCTGCTTTACGGCGAAGGGCGTCGTCGGCTTTCCGTCCTACCATGCGGTCGAGAGCGTTCTTGCGTGCTGGTACACGCGCCGGCAACGCAGCGTGTTTGTAGCGCTCTGCGCGCTCAACGTGGTCGCGCTCGCGGCTATGCCCGTGCAGGGTGGCCATCATCTCGTCGACCTTTTCGGCGGATTTGCAGTGGCAGCGCTCTCCATATGGTTTGCTTCCGCGGTGCAGGCTTACCTGGTGGCCAGTCGTGATCCTCGCGGCATAGTGAGAACTGAGGCTGCTGTGCATTAGTTCGCCTGTAGCCCCATGAGTGGAGCTCCTGCCAAACTCACGGGAGTCGGTGTCCCGAACGGATTTGGCAGAGCGCCGGTGCTGAACGTCCACGAAACCGTGGGAATCGCGATCGTGCTGGCGCCCAGCGTCGCCGAACCAGCTATGAACTGCATTCCGCCCTGGGTCGCAAATACGTTCACCGTCGACGTGTTGTTGTGCGCGCAGGCAAGCCAGTACCAGCCGGGAGCCAGCGATGGGGAGATCGTGATGGTGACCGTCGTGATGGAGGCGATCGATACTTCTCCGGCGTCAAGAACCAGAGCACCCGGAGCCCCGCCGCTATCTGCATAGATTCCAAGCTCGACAAATTTCCCCGTTGCGCTGCCATCGAGAACAAGACCAATGGCCTTGAAGGTGTTCGTGGTGCTGACGTAGAACGGCGTTGCGTAAATGGTGTTTACAGCGAGAGAGACCGCAACCGTTGATACATTGTGCATCGGCGGCGAATACCATCTTCCCGATACATAGCCGGGATGGAACGGCGTCCCCGCGGGCGCGAAGCCCAAGGCCGAGCACACGCCCGCAACGCAATTGACTGTTGTGCCATCGCCTTCGACGAGGCCCTTTGTGCTGTTTGTTCCGGCGGGGCATGCGGGCGCGGCATCGCTCCGCATGGCCGTCGTGGCTGATCCGTTAACGGCGGACGTTCCGCACGTCGCGGTAGGATTGGCGAAGCTCGTGCTGCCGCCGCAGCCCGCGCCGGCGTCGACGGCGTTGCCATTGACGTCATACTTCACGCAATCGTCTGCTGTTGTCGTGCCGGTCGAGAGCTGCAGCTTCGCGCCGTTGCCCTGGTTGGTGGTCGCGCCGCCGAGCGAAACGCTCTGGCCGCCGATTGTCATCGACGAATTGGCGAGCGCCGCGTTCGGCACCAGCTCGTAGGTCGAAGCATTCGTGCCGGTGACGACGGGAACGGTGTTTGTCGAAGGACTCGCGCCGTAGGAAACGCCGTTCACTTTTCCGGTGGTGGTCGTGCAGCTACCGGCCGAAGACGTCGTGTCGCCGCTGAGCGCCGGCAGGCGCCCGCACGGCAGCGTGCCGGACGTGATATTCGCGGCGTTTGTGGCGTCGGTGTTGCAGCTCGCCGCCGCGTCGGACAGATCGCCGCACGCCGGCTGCGACTGATGCGGCACGCCGAGCGTGCTGATCGAGTCGATCCATTTGTGCGCGACGGAGAGGATGCTCTCGATGCCGCCGAGCGTGGTGGCGCCAGGGTCGGGAAGCGGGCCGCTGATATCGGTGTAAGCCGGCTGCGTGCAGGTCCACACGCCGCTGGTCGTGGCGCGCGCCCATTGATGCGACGGGCAGGAATTGTCGGGTCCGCTGCCGCCCGGACCGACGCCGCTGTCGATGACCGTGTGCGGGCCGATCGCCACGGGAACGTGACCTGCGCGCAGGCTTCCCTGCGCGCCTTGCGACGGCGTCACCACGGGAACCGCGGCCGGCTGGTCCTGCGCGAATGCCGGCGCGCACAGCGCGAGCAAAAGAAGCACAAAAGCGGAGCTGAGGTGCTTCATCAGTAGGGACTCAGCATGAGATAGGCCGCGCCGGTGAGCGTTGTGCCCCCGGCCGCGACGATGTTGATGTCGAAGTCCGTGTTGATGCTGCCCATGTACCAGGGGAAGAGATCGGAGCTCAGCTCGAGCGGCACGCCCGCTTCGAGCGTCAGCGCCGGCGCGAGCGGCGACGATCCATCGAGGAAGGTCACGACCGCGTTGGCGCTCGCCACCACAAACAGGCGATAGAGCCGCGTGAGCTGGCCCGCGGTCGCGGCCTGGAGCGTCTCGGGAAAGCTCGATCCGGTGATGGGAATGACGGTGAGCGTCGTGGGCGGCACCGGAAAGCCCGTCTCGTTGCCGTCGCCGTCGATCACGTTCTGCAGGAGCGGACTGACAGCGGTCATGTTTGTTGTCCTATCGCTTTGCTGATCGAGAACATTTCAGTGCCTCCATGCCGCGCTCAGGAGCGCGAGGTTTCCGGAATTGCCGTAGCGCGAGAAATCGAAGGTCGCGTTCACGACCTCGATCGCGCCTTCCGCGGCCGTGTCCGCCTCGAGCCATGCCCCGATGCTCGACGAGCCGACCGCACGGACCTGTACGCTGGCGTTGCCCTTGCCGGCCCGGAACGAGAAGCTGCGCGGCGTCGTGCCGGCCAGCGGCGCCCAGCTGTTGGCGCCTGGCGCGCGCGTTCGGTACTGGAACGACACCGCGTCGGGCGCGCCCGAGATGGTGACCGTGCAGATCGAGGCGGCGGCGTCGCGCGTGCTGGTGAAAAGCCCCGAGCTCGCCAGCACCTCGCGGATGGTGAGCCCGCTAATCTGGAGATCTTCGGTGGAATCGTTCGGCGGGTAGGCCGGGCGCGCCGGCGTGCCGCCTTCGTCGGCCGTGTAAACCAGAGGGTTGTCGACCGCGCAGGCGACCGTCGCGCGCAGGCTGGCCTGCGGCGTGACCGACACGATCAGCGCATCGACGCTCTGCACGTCGGAAGTCTGCATGACGCATTTCGGGCGCTCGCGCTGAAGCCCGCGCACCGTGTCGCCCCACAGGCCCCAGTCGCGCGGCGGCTGGCCGCTGTACAGTCCCTGATCCGGCTCGCAAGCCTCCGTGAGCCGCACGATGGCGCGGTGCGAGGTCGATCCATTGTCGACGATTGCAACCGTCGCGGGACCGGCGAGATAGCCGTCCGGCGTCGACAGCGTGACCATCGGCCCGGCGGTGTCGATCGACCACGGCTCGGACAGCGTCAGCAGGTCGCCGTCGTCGTCCTCCTCGAGCGCGATCACGTCGGCCGACGCGCCCCATTGCGGCACGACATGCGAAAGTTTCACGAGATCGCCGCGCTGGCACACGCGCCCGTCGAGCTCGGTGTCGAAGGTCGGGAATTCGCGGCGGTAGCAGCTGGCCGCGAGCGTGTACATGTAGGTGCGGAAGACCTGGTCGCGGCTGACCATGCCGAACGCGGTCACCTGCGGCGCGGTGCCGGCGTCGAGCGTCGAGCCCGGCAGCGCGCAGAACACCGTGTTGGGCTGCCAGTCCGCTTCGTCGATGTAGGAAACATTCGCCGCGTCGGCCGTGTTCTGGTCGAAGAAGACGTAGTTGATGGTGAAGGTGTCCTTGACCATCTGGCGCGCGGAGAAGGCGCAGCGGTAGATCGTCTTCGGTTCGTCGCGCACGAAGGAGATGAGGGGTCCTGGCAGCGCCTGCGCGCGCCCGACGTTCATCACCTGGTTCAGCATGTCCCAGAAGCTCGCCTGGCTGTCGAAGCCGCCGTCGAAAGTGTCGCCGCGCGACTGCCACGTTGCTTCGGTGCGCAGAAGCCACGCGCCGTCGATGAAGGAGGGATCGACCTGGGCGTTGTTCTGCGAGGTGAGGAGATAATAGGCCGCCGCGCCGATCGAGCGGGTCGGCTGCGGCGTGGCGCTCCATTGCCAGGTGCCGTCGATCAGCACCGGCGTCGTCAGCACGCGCATGGCGATCATGTTGAACTGGTCGCTGGACGTGCCGTTCAGGTTCTGCGTCGCCTGCGCCTTGATCGCGATCATGGTGCAGTCGCCATAATGTTCGTCGGAAGGCAGAAACGCGCGCAGCGCCATCCACACGAGGCGATCGGAAATGCTGCTCGACGTGCCCTTGGCGTTGGTGCGCTCGGCCTGCACCTGATAGCGCGCCGACGCGCACTTGGCGCTGAACGAAATGCGCTGCGGATCGGGCGTGTAGAGATCGAGCCGCTCCTGCATCAGCACGAACGCAGCGCCGAGCGTGTTGCCGAAATCGTCGATCTCCTGCGCAGTCACCTTGAAATCGACTTCGGCGCGGTTGTAGTTGCCGCTGTTCGTCAGGTGATAAAGACCGCCCGGCAGGCTCATGTCGACGCAGATGCGGTTGGTCTTCGTGCCCGGCGGATTGGTGACGAACCACGCGGTCTCCTCGTAGCCCACCTCGTTGGTGCCCAGGAGTTCGATGCCGCCGACCTCGCTCGATGTCACGACGTTGTCGGGAAACAGGGTGAGTGCTTCTTCCGGCCCGGCTATCTGCCACTCGATCTCGGGATAGGTTCCCGTCGCGCTCAGCACGCCGTCGGCCAGCGCGGCGAAGACGTTGTTGCCGACGCGCATCTCCTGAATCTGATAGGAGCCCTTGCCGAGACAAAACAGCTCATAGACGTTCTGGAACGAGTCCGTGTAATCGGCGTAGGGCTGCGACCTGAGGTCGGGCACCTGGTTGTAGAGGCCGAACCATTCCGGCACCGGCTGGGTGAGCCGCGCCTGGTTCGATTGCAGGCCGATCGTGTAGCTCGGCGACAGCGACGACGCCGGCGATTTGGGCTTGGGCAGCGGCAGCACAGCCGACAGGATCAGCTTGCCGGCGACGATGATGGCCGACGCCACGACGCCTTCCGCCACTGCGACCGCCGCGGCGCTCGCGCCCAGTCCCACTTCGGTCGCGAGCACCGCGCCGGCGCCGAGCGGCCCGGCGATCACGAAGGCCGCGATCGCGATCACGATGGAGGCGATGATCTGTACGATCTGGGAGCCGCTTCCGCCGCCGCCCTGCGGCAGCGTGACCAGCACCATGCAGTCGCCGTCGCCGAGCGGCGCCCCGTCCCACTCTGCGCGCCGCACAAACAATTCGGCGTAGCGCGGGTCGCTCCAGTCGATCTCGCAATCGAGCACGTCGCGGCGAAGCAGGAACGTCGAGCCCGGAAGCTTCCACTCGGCCTCAGCGAGCGCGCGCGTCAGAATCACGCCAGGCGCCACGTCGAGCGCGCGCATGCCGAGCGAAGGCGCGAGCGGATTGCGGATGTGATAGACGCGCGCGCTCATGCGATCGTCCGCGGCCGATAGGTGTGAAAGTGCAAGCCGCGAAAACCTTCGAACCTGAGCTGCACGAGCGTGCAGCACATCACGCCTTCGCGCTGGGTCGCGTGGAGCACGCGACCGCCGTCGAGATCGAGCCAGGTGCCGATGTGATGGGGATGCTGCGACGCCGTCATGGTCACGAGATCGCCGTGGCGCGGCGTCGGCACTTCCGGCCACGCGTCGCGGATTTCGTGGTTCTCGATCGTCTCGACCAGCGCGCGCAGGGTTGCGGGGCACACGACGATCGGCAGGTCGCGGCCGAACACGATTTTCTGGCAGGCGCGCGCGAGGCCCCAGCAATCGTAGGCGTCCGGCCCGGCGCCGTTCTCGGCCCACGGCTTGCCGACCGCGCCGCGGGCGAAGGCGCGCGCGAGGCGCAGCTGCTCAGCGAACGAGTCCAGGGGAATTCTCCGGCGTGTAGGTTTCGCGGGGGCTCGGCATGTTCAAAAGATCGTCGAAGCCCGCGGAGGCGACGACGCGGCGGATGTTCGACTGCGCGCTGTCGAAGGTGAGCCCGTGCATCACGAAGCAGGGCTCGGAAAGATCGTCGGCCAGGAACTGCCGAAGCGAGAGCTGTACGGGCGCAACGGATGAAACGGCGAGCGCGAGCCACGGCGACAGCTCGCTCATCACGTTGGAGACGGCGATCTGGCACTGCGGCAGTCCCTTCTCGGGCGAGTCCGGGAGCACGATGTCGAAGCGCGTGCCGGTGAAGGTCACGGCCTCGCCGCCGTTCATCGGCGCGCCGGCTTCGAGCGTGCCGACGATGTCGTCGAAATTGTTGACGAAGCGCAGCGCGATCGGATGGCCGTGATCGTCGACGAAGGCGGGGTGCCTGAGCTCGATCGTGTCGAAGATCACGTCGGCGCCGGCCGGCGAGAACATGTATTCCCGCGCTTCGTCCGTGTAGGTGAAGCCGGCCGCGCTCATAAGGACGTGCTCAGGGTGACGATCGCCGAGCGGAACATCGACACGACCTGGCCGAGATCGAGCGCGCACTGCCCGTAGGTGAGCATGAGCGAGGCGGTCTCTGTTTCATCGGGCGCGGTTTCATCCATCGTCTCGACGACGGCCGCGTACATCCACTCGCCGTCCTGGCGGGTGATGGCGGAATTCGAGCTGGTGGAAATCTGGCGCGGGATGGCGACGAAGCGCACCGTGAACTCCTGGTAGTCGTCGTCGGCGAAGATCGGCAGCGTGAAATAGTCCGAGCCGTTGTTGATCTCGCCGCGCCAGAAGCCGTGAAAGATGCGCAGCTGCACCGCGTTCATCGGCCACATGATCCACTGCGTCGTGGCGCCCGACTGCCAGTTGGAGCGCTGGCGAGACGCGCCCTGGTCGAAATCGGTGCGCGTGACGACTTCGGGCCAGTCGACGCTCAGATTGTCGGAGAGCGACGGCGCGGGCAGGATCGAATCCGGCCATCTGGGAAGGAGCGCCACTAGCCGCTCCCGCCGATCGGCGCGCGCCTGAGCCCGTGCGTGTTCTCGAGGCTTTGGGTGAAAGCGGACTGGCCGATGCGCGAACGCTTGGCGAGCGCGCGATCAATCGACTGCACCATCACGTCGATCGAGAACGAGCCGTCGCTGCCGCGCACCGGCTGTCCGACCTTCGCTTCCGTGCCCGCGCCCTGGTGGACGTTGATGGTCACAGGCGGCTTGTCGCTCGCGCCGGCGCCCGGATGCATCAGGATCGGCCGCGACAGCGCGCCGTTGACGATACCCTGCTGCAGCTCGGTGAGCACGATCTCGCCCTTCTGCAGGATGGCCGGGAATTCGTCGCTGAGGAGACCCATGTGATAGCGCGGCGCGCCGGCGAACACCGCGGCCGGCACTTCGCGTACGGACGCAACGTCGCGCCCGACCACGCCGCCTCCGTGCATGACGCCGCCGGCGATGCCGCCGCCGGCCGGTCCCGCGTTCGCGGCGCCCGTCACTCCGAACAGACTTCCGATCGAGCCGACGATGTCGCCGAACAATCCCTGCAGCGAGCTCGCGAGATATTGCTGATAAGCGAGCTTGATCAGCTGTTCCTCGATCCACTGGAAGAACTGGAGCAGCGCGTCCTGGCTGCCCGTGATCATCTTGACGAGCGTGTCCTCGAACTCGTTTGAGAAGCCTTCGACCAGGCTCGCGGAGGTCTTCGCCCAGTTCGTCGTGTCGTCGGTCATCTTGCGCAGCGCGACTTCGACGCCGGAGCCCCAATCGCGCGCGCGCGACAGATCGTCCGAATAGGCCTTGGCGACCTTGTTGTTGTAGATGTCCTCGAGCTCGGATGCGTACTGGGTGTGCGCGAGCCCCGCCTTCTGGAGCACGTCCTTCCAGAAGTCGTACCATTCCTGCGCGTGCCCGAGATCGAGCTGCAAAAGCTCCGTGCTCTTGCTGAAAAACGTCTGCTGATCGGCGATCGCGCCGCCGATCGCGTCGGAGTAGCTCGCATAGAACGACGTCAGCGAACCGAACTGCTGCGTGATCTGCTGCTTGGCGTTCAGCTCGGTTTGCGCCGCGATCTGCGCTTGCGTCGCCTCCGTCACCTTCGCGGTGTCGGCCTGGAGCTGCGCGAGCTCGGTCGTGTAGGCCGCGCTCTTGATCTTGCCGTCGTCGAACGCCTTCGTCAGCTCGGCCTGCGCGGTGATGTACGGCGTGATCTTCTTCTGGACGTCGTACTGGTCCTGCAGCGCCTTGATCGACTCGGCGGTGCCGTCCGACGCGTCGGCCTGTTTCTGCAGCGCCTGAACGTCGGCTTCGGTCAGCGCGATCGTCTCGCCGAACGTGTCGATGAGATGCCGGATGGTGGCGAGATGCGCCTTGTCCGCACCGTCGGCGTCCTTCGTCGCCTGCTGCGATTTCTTGATCGCGTCGGCGCGCTGCTTCTCGGCGCCGGCATAGTCCTTCGCGTATTGCGTCGCCGTCATGGCGCCGTCCGCGAGATCGATGCTCATTTTATTTTCGTCGGCGCTGATGCGCGAAAGCGTTGTGCCCAGCTGATCGTATTGGTCGTTGAGCCCCTTTGCGGCCTGCTGCTCCCTGTTGAGGTTCTCGGCGTCGGCCCCGGACATCGCGTCCGCGCCGGAGAGAGAACCCTGCACCTGCGACTTCGCCGAATTGTTGTTCGTGCCGAAGCCCGAGAGCTGCGCGAAGAACTCGCCGAGCTTCGCCGCGTTCGCTCCGATGAAATTCACCGCGTCGCTGATGCCAGCCTTGACGTCTTCCCACGCGTTGCCGAGCGCCGTCGTGTGCGTGGCGTATTGCTGAACCTGCTTGTCGAACGCGTCGAAGACGATCTGTTGGGCGGCCGCTGCATTGCCGCCGCTCTGGAGCGAGTCGATCAGATCGAGCTGCTTCTGGCTGAACAGCCCGTATTGCGTGGTCAGGTCCTGCGCCGCCTTCGAAGGATCGGTGAACATCTTAGCGATGTCCTTCTCCGCTTCGTCGGCCGACTTGCCCGTCTCGATCGCGTAGCCTTTCACCGCGTCGGTAGCGGCCGTGATCGCCTGTTGCGACTGCGCGCCCGCGGAAAGAAATTCACCGAGCGTGGCGCGCGCAAAGCTCTGCGAGATGCCGCTCGCGTTCGCGATCGACTTCGCGAGATCGAGATAACCCTGCTCCGTCAGATGCAGGGAGTCCTGGTTGCGGACGACGGCGATGTCGAGCTGGTTGACGGAGCTCTCGTAGACCTGTGCGGCGGCCACGACAGCGAGGATCGCCGCTGTGACAAGCACCAACCCTCCGACCGGCGTGGCGACCACGGCCGCGAGATCCCGAAACCCGTAGATGAGGAGCCGCGCGTTGCCGAGCCCGAGCCCCGCGCTCGCGCCCAGATGTTCCATCTGGCGCGTCAGCCCCTCGATGTGGACGCCTGTTTCTTCCGCGCCTTCGCCGAGCTGCTGCTGCGCGGCCTTGAGCGCGGACGCGCCGCCGCTCTCCTTCAGCAGCGCCGCACTGTTTGCATCATGAACGACGTTGGCGAGCGCGAGCTTCGCCGATGCCGCTTCGATGGCCGAGCCGTATTGCGCCTGGGTGATGACGCCGCCCGCGAGCAGCGCGCGCGCGGCGTTGACCGTCGAATTGTACTCCGCATGCGCCGAAGAAATGGCGCGGATGCTGCTTGTCGTGGCGCTGGTGGCGCTCGCGAGCTGGGTCAGGCGCGCGATCTCTTCGACCTTGGCCGCGCCGCTTGCGGTGAGCGCGGCATTTGCTTCCTGCGTGGCCGCGGCCTGGCCTTTGACGGCGACCGTCGCCGCATCGAAGGGCGCGGCCATCGCGCCCGCGGCGGCTCCGGCCTGCGTTGCGGAATCGCGCGTTTTGTCGAGCGCCTGCGAGACGTCGTTCGCTGCGGCGGCAGCGCCCGATCCGTCGCCTTTCAGGACCAGCGAGGCAGTGAGCTGCGCGGTCATGCGCCATCACCGCGCGGCGAACAGCTTCGCGTTCTTCGCCGACTGGATGGCGAGCGTTTCGGCTTCGAGGAAACGCAGCTGCGCGAGCAGCTCCTCGCCGAGATCGAGCCTGAGCGAGTGCGCCACGACCGGAAGCGCGGAGTAGTCAAGGCCGGTGCGTTCGAGCAGCTCGAGCTTTCCGTTCGTCCTGGGCGTGCAGCGCCACTGCGTCTGCACGGCGACGAACAGACGCGCCGCGTCGGCGTTTTCCGGCTCGATCTCGACAACATGCTCGCGGGGCTCGTCCCTCATCCGCGCGAGCGCTTTCGCGCCCACGCCGAACTGTTCCAATTCGCGCAGCGTCTCCTCGCCGATGCGCGCCTTCATCCCGTCGCCCCCGCCCGCGAGCGCGAGAGCGACGTCCATCAGTTTTTTGCGAGCCGCCCCGCAATCATGTCCCAGTAGCCGCGCGCGAGCGCCGACACCGCGATCGGATCGGCAAACACGTCGGCGAGATCGTCCGCGCCCTCGACGCTGACGAGGCATTCCCTAAGCTGCAGCACGTCGCCGTTCTGGCCCATCAGGTTTCCCGGCTTCAGCACTTCGGCCATGCGCGACGGCTCGACCAGGCGAAAGGTGGCGAGGATCGTCTGCTCCTCGATCTTGCCGCCGTCGATGGGCAACGTCGCCTTGCACGGCCACGCGACGGTGCGCGCTTCGCCCGCCTTGCGGAACACGAATTTTGTCATGTTTGTTTGTTCCCTCGAAAAAGAAAAAAGGACAATTCACTGGAAGGTGAAGCTGATCTCGTCGTCGCCCGCGGTGCGGCAGAACTCGAGGCCGGCCTGGAGCGTCAGGATGCCGTTGGTGTCCTGGTAGGTCGGGTTGAGGATGCGCACGACCGGCGCGGCCACGACGAGCTCCTTGCCGCCGACCGTGCCCTGCTGAAGCGCCAGCGCGCCCGTCGTCTTGTTGGCCGCGGCGGCGAGCCAGTCATAGGTCGCGATCGTCGGCGCGTCGAACGACACGGTGCCCGTCATCGCCCTGTCGGTGATCGCGACATAGGCCGCGTTCGGGCGGTCGCGGAAAATCACCTTGCTTCCGAAATCGATCTCGAGCGACTCCATCGTCACGTTCTGCCCGAACAGGGAGAACGTGGTGTTGGCGAGATTGACTTCCTGCGCGTCGATGAACGCTTCGAGGTCCGCATGCACGTCGGGCGGCGCGGCATCGGTCACGGGCGAATAGAGCCCCGTCATGGAGAACTGCCACATCGGCAGCGTGCCGCCCGCGCATTTGAGCTTGAAGTTTCCGCGGCTGCCCAGCAGCTTGTGCTCGAGATTTTCCCAGAAGAAGTGCATCGAGGCGGACGGGCCGCCCGGCGCCGTGTTCGGCGTCAGCGGCGTGTAGATGGCGTTGGTCACGTCCGTGATCTGCTCCAGCGTTCCGCAGGCCTGCAGGAGCGAATCGAACGACGGCGCCACCCCCAACTCGCCCGCGCCGACCGCTTCGATGTCGAAGCCGATGGTGCGGTATTTCTGGGTGATCTCGGAAGGATCGCTGCCGAAGGTTGCGTAGGCGCGCTGGCGCTTGGCGACCGTCGCCGCCATCGGCGCCATCGTGAAGTTCGAAGCGAGCACGCCGTGCACGGACGCGCCTCCGGACGTGACGATGTCGGTGCCGTAGACCTCCTCGAGGCCGGCGACGAGAACCTTCTTCTGTGCAAGTTTGAACGCGACCATCAGTCTCTCCTCTCGCGCAATCCGCGCGTCATGGTGCAGGGGCTCTCAGGAAGTAAAAGCTCGTGAAATCGCAGGCGTAGAACACGGTGGTGCCGTCCTTGCCCGCGGCCAGCGCCTGGGATGAAACAAAATTTGCCGGCGCGTAGACGTCGGAATCGGGAGTCCATCCGATTAGCGCGGCCTTCAGCGCTTCGCGCGTCGTATCGACGTCGCCGGACTGATCTTCCTTTGTGGCGCTCCGCACGATGAAGCCGAGCACGATGCGGAAGCGCACGACGGCGCGCTGGCGCGTGGTCATGGTGCCGGTGTTCGACGGCTGCGCCGTCTCGGTCGGCGGCATGACGAACAGGCTGCGCGTCTTCATCAGCTGCTCGGCCGCGGTCGCGAAGTCGCCCGCGCCGCCGACCGCGTTGAAGGCGGCGTTGCCCGCGAGCACGGCCTTGATCTGCGCGGCGCTAATCACTGCTGGCCTGCTGATCCATCAGCGCCGCATGCAAATGGTTCGCGGCGATCGTCTCGATCGTCGCTTCGTCCTCCGCGTCGACGCCGAGATAGGGCCGCGCCGGGATGTGGATGTCGTAAGCGCCGACATGCACGTCCTGGGCGAAGTTCGAGTCCTTCTTCTTCACGAAGCGGCTGCCGAGCTCGCCGCTCTTCGAGACTTTCCTGTAGATCGTGCGCTCGTGCGACTCGCGGTGAATGTCGCCGCCCGTCTGGTGGATCGCGGCATAGACGAGCGCCGAGCCCCATTCGACGCCGTCGCCGCCGTCGAGCACATTGTGAGTCTGCGACGCGAGCAGATAGCCGTGCTCGATCAGCGTCGCCGTGCCGGTCCTGAGCGCCCTTTGAGAAGGCTTCCAGGGCGCGCCTTCGGGATCGTGCTGCTCGCGGAAGCGCAGCTGCGTCGAGGACACCATCGCCGCGCCGATCGCGTCCCACATCGCGTGCGCGCGCTCGCTGCCGAACCCGGCAAGCCGCTGCATCGCTGCGTTGGCCGCGGCATCGTCGAGCGTGACGGTCATCGCGACGCTGGTCATCAAAAACCCCTCATCGAGTCTTTGGTGAAGGTGCGCGTGTTCGAGATGATCTGCGGTGTGGTCTCGGCCGCCTGCTCGGTCGCCGCGGCGTTGTCGCCGAGCTGCACCTGGCCGGACGCGAGCAGCGTCAGCCATTTCACTGCCGCCGCGTAGTCCGCCTGCACCACCTCGCTCACGCGGCCCATGCGTCCCCACAGCTTGTAGCGCGCGATATCGACGGCGCGCATCACGATGACGCGCGGCACGGGATCGAGCGGCACGGTGAGGTTCGACGCGGTGATGAACGAGTTGATTTCCGCGTCGGAGTCGTCGAGCGCGTCCTGGACCTTCACCGGATCGTAGGTCGTGGGCGGCACGTTGGTCGTGTCGGTGAGGTCGATCA